GTAGTAATCGGCAGCGGGCTGTTTCAGAATGTCTTTGATCTGAGCTGCCAATTTGGGAGGGACTTCCTCATCGGCATCCAAAACCAGTATCCAGTCGCCTGTGGCTTTGGAAATACTGAAATTGCGCATCGGCTCAACGTAACCTGTGTGGGGGTGCCAAAAGACTTTGCATCCAAGTTTCCCGGCAACTGCGGCAGTTTTGTCGGTAGAGGATTTATCTACAACCACCACTATTTCGTCGGCCAGGCGGCGAACGGAATTGACAACCGTGGGTAAATTCTTTTCCTCGTTCCAAGCCGTGATTACCACCGAGAGCATGAGAGTATTCTACGCCAAAATCACCGTTTTAAGCAAAAAATAGTCTGGTGTAAATTTTTTAAACTCCCTTGTTTTACTTAGCATTAAAGATATTTGGATGTATGCAACTAACATCACTGAAAGTGGCTGATGGTTCTAAACCTAAAAAATTTGACTCACAACCTCTAATTCCATATACAGCAGTTTGACTTGGATGGATTTCCTCAACTACTTTATCTTGGACATACACATAACCACTAATTGCTCTTAGTAAACGCATCCAGGCTGCCCTTATGTTTTGTTCTCTCTGCCTTTGCATAACTTCCTGGATGGGTGAAGCGGCAGTCTGAAACCAGATACATTCGGCACAAGTTTCGTTCATATATAGGCTATTTTATCTAGACCAGATGGCGACTTGGGAGTTGGCAAAGAGAGTCGTAAATCCCAGCTCGGACGCAGAAAGACGGGGGCGAGTATGGGCAATGTCGGGCAAATAAATATAAGCGATTTTGTTTTGGGCCAGGAAGTCAGAGGCTGATGCGGCATCGCGTTGGGCAAAAAATTCTTCCAGCTGTCCACGGCGGGATTTCCAATCATAGCCGGTAATATCGAGGTTGACCTCATCTTCCAGGAAAACCGGCTGGGCCGAAAAAGCTGAGACGGAAGCGGGGGACTCGTAAAGATAAAGGGGGCAGGGGGGGGGGGAGGGGGGTAAGCGAGAAGGGAGAAAGCTAGGGAGCGCTGGGAGGTTAGTCGGCAGCGCTCCCTAGTGGGGGTGCGGGTTATTCTATGTCGATGGTAGTACCGGAGGGCATGATCCAATTACGGATGACGTTGGCAGCAGTGGCAAGGGCAGCCCACTGGGCGGCGAGGAAGAGGGCGATGTCGGTATTGGGTGGGATAACGATATGGCCGGTGGCATACTCGAAAAGCCTGACGCCAAGGGCAACTACCCAGGATAGCCAGAGGCCACCTGGGATAACGAGGTTACCGAGGTGCCAGTCAGGCGCCTTCCCGAAGAAGCCCTTGAGGCCACCGGTGATACCGATAACTGCCAAGATAGGCACGAGCAACGTCTGCAAGGCATCGAGCCACGAAATGATATCCACGTCAGTCCTCCGTTGTATGTGACCCGCTCGAGGTGTACCCTGGCCCTACGCGGTTCAGGTCGAGTGCTTGAGCGGCGGGGCACCCGAATCTAGCGACGTCCTTTGTTTGGCCGAACTGCCAGAAGGCGTAGGTACTCCAAGCAGCGGGTAGGGTAGGGGCTACTTTTGCTGTCCACGAAGCGACCCACAGTTGGTAGTCCTTGGTCCAGGCGAGGCGGCCGAGGGGATTGAGGTAATTGGCCGAGCTGTAGATAATGGGTCTACGTCCACAGAGGCTTTCGATAGCAAGGAGGCAAGCATGGAGATGGGGAGGTGAGATCCCGAAGACTTCAACATCTAGGGCAGGGGGCAATTCACCTGAGTCATTCTTGAGTAGTCTAGCTAGCAAGGCCGCCTGCTTCTCTGCGCTCAGTGTCGGCGAGTAGAAGTGGTAGGCGCCCCGGCTCATCCTTACGGCTCTTGCGCCGCTCCAGTTTTCGGAGAAGCGGGGGTCGATGAAAGTCGTGCCTTCGCTGGCCTTGATGTAGCACCACTCCACAAACTGAGCTCTCATCTTCCCCCAGTTAATTAGCTGCTGATGGTGGCTCACGTCAACACCCAACCCCGAGGGTGGCAAGGGTGCGGGGGCTGGCTCTCCCGCAAGAGCGGCGTAGACCACATCCCACTTGTTGACTTCGCAGAAGAGGGCGGCGACCGTGGTGTCTATGGGTCTTTCCCAGCGTTGGCAGACGTATCTTCCCTTACTGCCAGAAATGGTAATCTCATTGGTTGTAGGGTGATAGGCGTCTCCTCTAGCTCTTGCGGCTTTCCATATAGAGGCTTTCTTGTTCAAGCCCACCCCTACCCGTCCGTGTTCTGCTTGGACTGCCGAGAGGACGAGTTTAGCATCAGCGTCGGTTCTCAGCACTGCATCGAGGCCAAGGTCAAGAACTGGGGGCGGGGGCGGGGGCGGGGGTGGATCTACTGGCGGGTCTGGTGGATCTTCTGGTATTGGAGAACTAGTCTCTTTCTGTTCCTTGATGAAGTCCTCGAACAGCACGCGATTTACACTATCATCGAACGAGAGCCACGCCTTATCCACGGTCCCGAATCCGTATGTCACGGCTCCTAGTACATAGGGGTCGTACTCCAGTTGCCTTGCGTAGATGCCCGCCTGCTTTGACCACGGACCAAGGCCGGGGAGTCTTGCCCACTCGGTATGTCTAAAGTCTCGCCATCCCTTACCTTGAGGGCCGGGGCGGGGCTGGATGTCATCTATGCCGGTCTCCGTGAAAGCCATTGACACGTTAGTCAGCTTCTCCATCTGGAGTACTCGCCAGAGCATCCGATAGCGTAATGTCCACCAGCCGTCAATCGTGGGACTCCAGATACCAGTTACCGAGTAGCCCTTGTACGCGTCCCTTGCATGGTCCCACTGGTTCAAGCCGTCAGGTGTTCGCCAGCCATAGGTGATGTAGGGGCTCGTGTACTCATGGGAACCCCAGATGTTGTCAGGCCCCGTAGCGTGTAGGAACTCGAACAATGGGCGCATCACATCGAATGCCTTGGACGACGTGAGAGCGTCCGTCATCCGGATCCGCCCGCCTCGGCCCTCCTTGTAGGGCAGTCGAATCGCACTGCGTTGGGCATCGCTCACCCGTCGCCCCGCCTTAGCGAGCGGCATCGAACCATCGTCGGTCTGTATCAGGTACCCTCCAGCATCGAACGCTCCGGTTGAGACCTGGCCCAGGCAGGCCCCCATTCCTGCATCATTCAGGGCCTTGCCGAGACCAATCTCCCACTGGACGAACGACGCCAGGCGGGATAGATCTGACAAGCCGAACTCGTTCCACCCTTCCATGAAATTTACGAGCCCTTTTAGCTCCTCGGCTCGCTTGACGGCCTTTGTCCGAAACGCCTTATAGCTTACCGCATCGGTTTGCTCACCCCAGAACATCCGATAGATCACTTTTGTCGCGGGGCTCACGGATTTGATCGCCTCGATTGTGTCGCGGCGCGGATCGTCCAGGAACTTCACAACGGTTGGCTGTGTGCGCTTGCAGTAGTCGATCACCATGTCATGCGCCAGGTGCGACTGGACATGCAGGCTGAGCTTTGTTCCCATCACCTATTTTTCCTTCCGCTCTTGACCCACTTCTGTCCACAGATCGACTGCCTCGAATAGCCTCATGAGAGCGGCTACGTAGTCGTCGTGCTGGTTCTCGTCGAGGCAGTAGCGAGCATACCGCTCTCTGGCAATACACGCCTTGACGATGATATTGGAGGCAAGCCATGCATCAGTCATCACCACATCGTTAGTCACCCCACGCCCTCCTTGCAACCTCCACCATCTCCTCGTATCCCGTGGGCACTGCGTCATCTTCGATGGAATCCTCGAACCACTGCTGTTGCACATCCGCCTGCGGGTTGAATGTCCATTGCACGCCGCCCATATCTACGCCATCCACGAACAATCGTCTTTGTCCTTTCACTTTCCCTCCTCCACTCTAGATCCACACGGAACGGCTGTCACTGCGTCGTCATCCATTCATCATAGGCGTCTGCCCAATCGTCTATCTCGGCAGGCCAAGCTGTCCCAGGATCACTCGCTTCCCTTCGTAGTGCGCGGCACGCCGCCTCGAATGCAAAACCCTGCCCCCACGTTCTCTGCATGATGATGTTCGCCAGATCATCTAGCGCCACCCGCATCTCGAAAACACTTGCGCTCGAGATAGGGTTCTCACCATAGACTATTCCTCCCCAAATAACACGTACCCGCGCCAGTGCTAGCAACACCTGGTTGTCTCGCGGGGAAGATTTCGCCACAGCAACCTGTCCGTCCCCCACTCAATCCTCCTTGCAGTCGTATACCCAGACCGGCATCAGTACCGGTGCACCGTCGAACACCAACATTGTCCTTCGCACAAGGAGACATCCAGGCGGAGGTGTCCTTGTGGGAGGGACAATTGGTGGGGTGGCAGTCGCAGGGGCAGGATAGCCCACTGGCGTCCTGGTCTGCGTTGATAGGGCCGGCGTTTGCATCCGCGTTGGTGACGGCCCCGCAGTGGGGGAAGGCGCGGAAACTGCACGCCCCGCGTGGACGATGCCCACCTCCCCCTTGGCATTACTGAGAGTGCCTGCTGTCTTGGCCAACACGTCAGGCACGAATGAGGCTGGTACACCGACACTCCTCACCAATGCCACCACGCCACTCACTACCGGAGCCGCCATACTCGTGCCACTCCACGCCTCCAGTCCCCCACCGGGAACCGTTGACGCTATGCTCTCGCCGGGAGCCGCGATCTGAAGCCGCTCCCCACAATTGCCAAAGCTGGACCAGGCCGCGCGTGCTCCGCCCACTCCCGTTGCCGTCACGTTTATGACGCCAGGGTAACAGGCTGGATAGTCCGGCGCGGCGCTCCCGTTATTGCCCCTGGCCACCACAACTGTGATTCCCTTGCCAAGCGCGTAGTTCACCGCGTCCTGCACGACTTGCGATGCACCAGGGCTGCCGAGGCTCATGTTGATGGCGACCGGAGCTTGATCTGCTGCCCAGACTATCCCCATCGCTACATCGGACCACAAGCCGCCCCCCTGGTCAGTCAGCACCTTGACCGGAATCACCTTGGCTTCCGGCGACACACCTAACACTCGCCCCACTGCCGCTACGATCCCCGCAACGTGCGTGCCGTGCCCGTGCCCATCGCAGTTAGAGCCGGGACCGCAGGGTGTTGAGCTGGTGAAGTTCTTGCCCGCCTTGCAGATCCCCGCCAAATCGGGGTGGGCGCAGTCCGTCCCCGTGTCTACCACGGCAACTGTCTGCCCCTTGCCCTTCGTTCTCGTCCACGCCCCAACCGCATCAATAGCCGCAAGGTGCCATTGTGCCACGAGGGGGTCAACCGAAGCCAGTAAAGTGTATGCCACCGGCTCAATCAGACGCATCTCTCCGTCTGTCTCGGTGTATCGCACCCCCTCAGCGCGAGAGAAGACCCGTACCTGAGCAGTCTCTTCTACCACCACGGCGTTCAGAGCTGGAATGTGCTCCACTACCGTCAGGCCCGCCGGTATCCCTACCTCGGAGTCGTAGCCGATGATGCACCGCTCACCCACCGCACAGCGTGGGGCCATCGACCCCGTGGCCAACGAGTAGATAACCAGAAGCGGGACGCCTATTGCCGCTGTCAGCGCTAGTCGTTGCTGTTGATCCTTGTTCAATGCTCCTCCGCATTCTGGATAAGCCGAGAACCCCCAGCCACTTTCCATTCCTCAAACGTTGGCGAAGCCGAATCATGTCTCTCGCGCCAAAAACCCCCCATCCAGCGCCTATATCGTATCGTCTCCGACGACAGCCGGCCACGAATCACGGAGCCAGGCCCGCCGTTGTAGGCGGCGGCAGCCAATTCCACCGAGGCTTGCCAATCGGGATCGTCAACCTTGCCGAAAGCCGCCATCTGCTGAGCGAGATAATAGGCTCCAAAGTCGATTGAGGTTGCCGGATCATAGAGATCGTACTTTTCTATGCCCCGCTCTGCTGCGATGCCCGCCCCGGTAGCCGGCATTACCTGCATGAGCGACGTTGCCCCACTCCGGCTGGTGGCATCGTCTCCGCCCCCTGACTCCACCAACATCACGATTGCCACAAGTTCGGGGTCAATGCCATGTGCCGTAGCCGCCCCCGTAATTTCAGGCAACCACCTTGTAACCGTCTCCGGCATCCACGGAATCGTGGATTCGCTAATACCGGTTGGCATACTAGCTGAATCGCTAACACCATTGGTGGTTGAATCGCCAACCGCGTCATCAATCGCAGGGGGTTTGTAGCCCAATTGGAGCGAGGCTAACGTTGAAGATTCAACAGCCGCCGCCGAGTTTTCCTGGATAATCACCTGCGCCCTAGCCACCTGGGGGACAACCACCGGCTTCAGCCACCACCCAAACGCCGTGCCAAGTGCGAAGATCGTAAAGGCTATCGTCGCCACGCGCTGCTCGTGGTGCCGACGAGCGGCTGCCCGCATTGCCGCGTAGCCACGCTCGACTCTGATTGTCTCGGTATCCTGATTCAAATTTCTCGCCCCTTTACGTTGATCGAGCGGGTGAATCTGTCCCATACTTGTACCCGCTCGTCCTCTTCGCTTTGGCCCCTCGGCACTAAGTCTACCATAACAACTATACGCTGTCAAGAGTTTCTCTTAGCCTCACACTCTCTCCTTGCCTATCCAATTCACCGGGAAGTGCGACCGAGAAGTGCCCCACGTAAGCCGTGTCGTGATGCCAGAGATAGGCCTCCGCCGCTCTCTTGTGGTTATATCCCTGCCCCGCCGACCATGCGTCCAGAGCCGCCAGGCTTGGCATGGTCCTAACCCTGACCCCCGCGTGCTCCTCGACGATCTCGCCTTTCCGATGAAGATGTCCTAAGTGCCACTCCCTCCATGTCGTTCCCGCCCAGTCTGCCGGAGTCTCCGACGCCATGATAAGCGGCAGATCTTGTGCCTTGCCTTTGTGCCCGTGCGTGAACCCCAGAAGTGTCGCTCCGTATCGAACGTACTTGCGTGGCTTTGGGCTCATGTCCACCGTCACCGACTGATCGTTCCTGTACCACGCCGACACTATCTCCCCCAGCGCCATGACCGTCTCTTCATCGTGGTTCCCCTGGATCATTACCACGTCAACCGGCGCAGCCATCCGTAGTGTGTCGATGGACTCTACTGCAATCATACGAATCATCCGCAGTAGCCTTGCCCGCCTCCCATCCACGTCAACGGACGTCCCCTTCTGCGTCATACCACCAGCCCCTTGGTTAGTCCGGTCGCTATGTGCCAGGTCGTTCCCCAACGGCAGTAGTATCCGCTCGAGAGAGAACGTCCACGCATGAGCCAGCAACGCTTTTACACTACGCCGTGCCAGATCACATGCTATATCTGAGTCATAATCTGCCCCTGTTTCCTCTCCCCATGCGTACATTCCAGAGTGCAAATCCATCAGGCAGACCTCTAGCATGTGCCGCTCGGAGAGGGCCGGCTTCTCATAGCGGAGTTGAGCGTAGACCGGTGCGTGCTGTTGCATGTCTTGCAACAGTTGGGCCACCGCCACCTTCAAGTTCACCAAAGCCTTCAACGGCCGCAGCCATGCCTTCACCTGAAATAGCGGCTCGTCCGGCTTCTGGTCCCACTTGTTGACGACGTACCGCTCGACCTCCCACGTACTCAGATCAACTTCGCAGGCCGTAAGGAGTTGGTCCAGCGTCATGATTGTCGCAGATCGGGGGGACTCCAGCACCATCGCGTCAGCATCGCTGCTGACGGTGAGTTGGCCGGTAGTCGAGGGTGGATTCTGGCCGACGGCAAGATCCGCGAGCTTCCCTGCCTTCCTTGCTCGCCTTATCTTGCTCTCAACGGCGCTCTTGGTCTTCCCAAGGCACTCACCAATCTCGGTATACGAGTAGCCCTGGGATTGTAGTGCCAGAATGTGAGAGAGTTCTTCGTCCATGCCGCACCTCCTCGGTGGTCCTCGGCCCCCGTGGTGGATTGGCTTATGGGCTTTCCTTCTTTCGGCGCGGTACACCAGCCGGAGCCACCTCCGCCAGCACCGCCCTCACCGCCTCGGTAATGACTCGCCTTTGGTCGATAGCCGCACGCTCGCGTTCAATCGGGCCAAGAGCCAACTGTAGATTCTGGAGCGCCAGCTTATTCGCTGTCGTCTCACACGCTAACGCGTCAATCTTCACCCCTATTCTCGTCTCAAGCGCTGTCAGGAGCGAGGTCACGTTGCCGTTACTCCGCCGGTTCCAGACCGTAACCAGTGTGTAGATCGTCAATACCGCCATTGACAATAGCGGCCCGCCATTCTCGAGTGCTCGTATGAAGACGGCTTCCATTACTCACCCCCTACCGGCGCAGAGCGTGACCGCATCCGCCTGGAGTACGGTGCTATCGGCCATGAGACAATCCTTTCGGCAACCCGGCCCATGTTGCAGTCTTCGCAGTAATAGGCGGCTCCACCTCGCATCACCATCCCGTCGCGCACTACCACGCGAACTCCCCACCCCCGCGGCAGCGGCTCGCACGCCAGCAGTATAGCCGTTTTTCCACAAACCGCACACCGATACTCGGCGGGAGTCAATGCCCGAATCTCATCAGCCGTAAGCTCGTTGCGCCCCCCGATGTCACCGATCACCCAAGACCTTCCTTGCGGCATCCATCGCGGGCTTGCCGATGATGCCGTACTGGTCAACCTCGAGGCCGTCGGTTGCGCGGAAAACCACACAGAGGGGCAAGGTCCGACATCGCATCAGGTAGTCGGCCACGAGCTTCGCCTGAGTCGCGGGGGTCCGCTCATGCCACTGATTCGACGGCCCGCTCGAAGCCCCTCCCTCCGATACCCATACGGGAAGTGTGAGGCCCCACAGCTTCATCCTCTTCCGCACGGCAGCCAGCTTGCCCTCCAACCCACCGGGCCACCGTCCCCAGTCGTCCGCATACGAGTGAACCGCAATTGCATCCATGCAGGGCCAGCACCGACTGCCGTACAATGTACGTAGTGCATCATCCAACCAGGTCAACGGTGCAGCGTAGGTCTCGTAAGCCAGCCCACCCATTACAACGAGAGCCTTGGGGTCTTCGGCTTTGATGGCTTGCCACGCAGCTATCAGTCGGGCAGAGTAACTTGCGGCGGATGCCTTGCAAAGATCGGGCTCGCTATCAATCTGGTATGCCCAGATGCGCCCTTTGTAGACGCGGGCTATCTCCCTCACCGCCACAGTATAGGCTGCAACCGATGCGGTCGAGCAGTCCACGTCAATCTTTCCTGCCCCCTGTACCCAGAACGTGAGGAGGACCCGCGTCCCATACCGTTCGGCGCGAGCCACCTCTCTGCCGATCCACGCGTGAGGCACCTCCGATCCCGACTGGATCACCCGCACTCGCGCCGTTCCAAATCCCGCAGCCGCAAGTGCTTGCCAATCGCTCTCCGCTTCCTGCCCCAAGAACTGCACCCCGGCCCACACCGCCGGGGCCAACGGTGGAGGAGTAACCGTTGGCCCCGGCATACCCGCAGCCGTGGGAATAATTGACGGAACCGCCTGGGGGGTCCATGTGGCGCATGTTTGACCAGGGGGTACCACTATAGCCACCCCCGCATCAAAATCGCTTAGGGCGCGCCTGGACGTGCCGGAAGCCACGCTAGAGCCCCATGCTAGCACGACAAGGGCGGCCAGGAATACTACCCGAGCAAACCACAAGCGGAAGGGGGTCATCCACCCGTCCCCAGTGCGAATCGGCTACCCATCTCCCGGCCGCCTTTCGGCCCCAGCAGACGCCAGCCCTCCCCGAATCTGTCGCGGGGTCCGATGCCAATGCCCAACTTTACCGTCGCACCACCCCCGCCTTGTGGGAGATCAATCGTCGCATCTACGATTTGCAGATCAACCTCGCGGTCCCAGCCATAGTAGTCGGCAGCCGTTACCAAATCACCCACCCCGTAGTGTGTGATGAACTCAAACCACGAGGCATCGCGCGGTGCTATCTCAATCCGCTGGTCGGGGTCTTTCCCCTTGGCTAGCAGGTCATCGGATTCGTACCCCCGCATCGCAACGGATGGGACCGCCCCACCAACCTCCATCTTGATCTCAGCTTCTTTGTTTCCGTAAGCCGCCACCGACGTGTTGTCAGTGCGCCATGTCCTGTTAGTGCCATCCACCAACAGCCATGTGTTGCGGATGGCAGTATAGTCCATAATCTCCTTCCAACTCTCCAGGGTGCCGAGGCTGGGCGTAAGAAGAAACCCACCCGTGATTGACTTGTCCGCCTTTTGATATGGATACACCAACCCGAAGGTCGCCGTCGCCGCCGCAAGAGATAGCGTCCACCGAAGGTTCCACTTCAAAGCAAACTCTTCCGCCCACTCAACCGCGTTCTGCCCCACCGAAACATCATAGGTGATTGTAGTGGGGTGAGCAGTCGTGTCCGCTTCTACCGCCACCACTATCCCCCCGAACTCGTCGCGCGTGGCCCTGGGATAGTTTGTTGGAATAATAGCCGTCGGTGTAACGAAGTTTGCCCTGAGATAGGCCCTCGCCACATTGTCGGCCTTGCCAGTATACGAATCGCTCACCGTCGTCCCAGATGCCATCACCAGGCGGCTGCGTAGGATCTCACTGAATAGCGCTTCCCCAGACAGCAGGAAGTAATCCCCCATCTCCGCAACCTGGCAACGCACTATCTGAAACGGTGCGGAGAAGTCGCGGAAGTAGCACGCCAAGAGGTACAAAGCTCCCGGCCCGGCGGGAGGAATAAGTATTCCGCTCTCTGCCAGGGCGGGGTCATTCCTACGCAGCGCCAATGTCATCAGGCCTGTCGGCTGTCGCCCGCGAGTTACCGATGCCGAGATCGGATCGAACACGGGCGACATGGCGCTCATGTCGTTATCCCAAATGACGAACTGGAGGTCAGCGCGGTCGATCATTAGATACTGCCGTGACAGGGCTGCCAGGAGACCGTCACCATACATGACGTTCCGCCAGTCTTGGCAACCGATAGGGAGTTCGCGCCCGGCTTGAGGAGCATCGAGCACTTCGCCAGGGACGAACCATTGAGCGCAAACACCGGCGCCCCGGTCCCACTCAGCCTATCCCCTGTCCACTGCTTGTCGGTGTAGCCCATGTCGATAGTGTCGCCGTTCACAAACCCAGCACTACTGACGCTGAACTCATCTCCAGTCGTAGTGTTCGAGAACACGAGCTTTGTGATTGTCCCGCTGACACTCCCCACCACGAACTTCGCCCCGCAGTAGACGCTTCCCGTGTTCGTAGCTGTGGCCGTGCCTGGTGTCCCGGTGATGGATGTGGTATCCACCGTCTCGGCGGTCAGAGTCCAGAAGAACGGGAAGCCACACCACACCTTCAGCGGATACCGGAGTACGCCGCCGTAGATCGTCTCGGGGTCGCCGCCCTTGGGGAAAGGCATTGCCGGAAGCTCCATCGCTTCACAGAGGAGCATGTTCGAGATCGTGGCCGCGTCGTCGTCAGCCGTTCGCGTGATCTTCATGTAGACCTGACCCGCATCGGGGCTCAGGAGCACTTGCAGCCGCCGCCATTCGGAGAACATGGCGTTCATCATTGCCTGTGTGCCAGGAGCCTGAGTGGTGGTCGTGGCGACGATGGCAAACTCCCGCTCGCAGCCGGTCGGATAACTCTCTACGTCTCTGGCAATCCCGGACCGGGTGGCACGCTGCTGCGTGCCGGCCCTGACCCATTCAACAGCCCCGCTGTCCTTGATCTCGAACGCGCGTACCCACTCGCCGACGGTCGCGTCAAGCTGCGTGCCACCCGTCCCAGCCGCTACGACCCCCCAGTACGCGCTCGGCGATACTAGACTCATGGTCCGTATGTCCCCGTCTGTGCGCCGCGAGTGGCTAGGCTCTTACCGAGATCATCTAGCAATCGCGTATCGTTAACCAGTACCTTCACCACCTTGGTGGCAATCTCTTGCCCATCCATCTCCGTGACTACCGTTGTGTCAAAGTACAACCCGCCGAAGTTGATTTCCGCGACGTTTGCCGTTGATGCGTATACCGTTAAGGTAGGCCCGCCCCCACCCTCGCCCGTACTGCCCAGGAACGCCCCGCCACTGCTCAATAAGAGGTCTGTTAGTCTCTTCCTGACATCCTCGATGTGTGAAAAGTCCAGTCCTGCGGCCGACGCCAAGACCGTCTCGGCCTGCGCACTCCACGATTTCAATGCAGCGAAGTAGTGCTCGAAGCCGAGGTCATTTGGCCCCCATTCTCCCAGCAAGTCGCTGATGTTTTTACGCCTACCCGCGACTTCCGTAGCAACCAAACCCGCCGCCGACGCGATTACCGTCATGGCCTGCGCACTCCACTTGCCCAGCGCCGCAAAGTAGTACTCGAAGCCGAGATCGTTCGGCTCATCGTCTGCAAGCAGCTTGCATATCCCCTTACGATTGCTCGCGACTTCCGTAGCAACCAAACCCGCCGCCGACGCGATTACCGTCATGGCCTGTTTGTTCCACGATTTCAGCGCCGCAAAGTAGTACTCGAAGCCCATCTCGGTGGGGTCTACTGGCCTGCTTCCACCCTTACCCATCTCGGTGGGGTCTACCGGCCTGCTCCCACCCTTGCCCATCTCGTTTGGCCCTGCCCCTGGCGGCGGGGGCAGCAACCCAGGAAGTAGCCTGGACTGCTTAACAAGGTCAATCAACTGCTCGCCAAGGTCAGTCACCAGGGCTATCAACTTATGGAATCCATTCTCCATCGGAACAAAGAATCCCAACTGAATCTTACCCGCCGCGTCCAAGGCGTCGTCAGCCACTTTGTCAAACGGCCCCTTCATTCCAGCCGCACCCCTCCCCGAAGCTGTATCTCCCTTGGGCCCCTTCTTCCCGTACCACTTCTCGTACCACTTATCGAACGTTCCCGTCCCCGCCAGGAACCCATATTTGCCAGCGAAGCCCTTGGACCTCTTCCACTTCCTCTGTGCGTCGGAGGAGTCCTCCCCACCCTCGTCTCCAGGCGGGGTGCCTGTGATGGCTGCCCACACCGGCTTCATGGCAATTGCAACCACGTGCGCAAAACGCTGGACCGCGGCGCCCATCACGGCCATCCCGCTCACCCACGCCTGCGAAGCCATCGTGGCCGAGGTAGCCCAGGCATCCCCGACCTCGAAGGCTCCCGTAGTCGCCACGGCCGCAGCTTGGCGCTGTGCCTCCTCGATTACTTGGCCCGCAGCCTTGCCAACATCTATCGACCGCTGAATCGCGTCAGCCATCATCTGGTCTATTTCGGCCTGAGTGTGGTCGAGCCTCGCCAACTCCAAGGCATACTCTTCTGTAATGGCTACCATTCTGGCCGTATGACGCCCGTCCTCTATCTCCCGCAGTGTAGCGATGCTTTCCTTCGTCTTGTTGAACTTCTCTTCCTCCGCGGCAACCAACGACGCAATTCGAGTTGTCTCGGCATCGTAACGAGCTGTTTCGGCTACGTTGCGGTCTTCAATCGCTTTTAGAAGATCCTCGGATTGGTCGGTGGCCAACTTCAATAAGTACTCTTCCTGGTTGATCCGTTGCTGCACCACTAGGATCTCGGCGTTCTTTCCATCAATAATTGCCTGCTGAGCGTTGACTTGATTCTCCATGTCCTTCGAGAGCTTGGCGAAGATTTCCCGCACCACATCAGCCTTCTGGCTATATCCCGCAAGTAGCAGCTCGGCAGCGCGCGCCAGGTCGCCGGTCAATAAGTCCTTGCCGGCCTCAAGCATCTGCTTCTGCCCCTCCGTCGTCAGAGCTATCCGCTCCTTCTCCTTCTCCATCGCCTTCTGGCGGTCCTCTCCACCAAACACTACCAGCGTGTCTGTGACCGCCTTGATCGCATCCAGTTGCGCCTTCAATCCATCGAGCAGAGCCGTCTCTCGCGGGATGTCCAAATCAATGGTCAGCGTATCGAGCCCCAACTTGAGGTCGTCTATACGCTCCTTCCAGTCATCGAGGTAGCCCTTGATGGCATCCCCCTCGTCGGTGATCGCCTTCATCGCCGCGTCGTGTCGAATCTTCTCCCGTGTGGTCAGAAAGGTGGTGTACTCAACCACCTTCTTATGGCGAGCCTCTTCTGCCTTGGCAAGCGAATCTATACCTTCCTTGGCCTTGTTCGCAACGTCTGTCTCCCACCTCTCGGCTTCCTTCTGGCGCGCAGCGATGTTCGCCTTCTGCTCCGCTATCGCGGCTTGCCAGACGGCATACATCGCCATCAGTGCCTTGCCCTCATCATCGAAGTAGCCCATCATGAGGTCGTGCCGTTGCTGCTCGGCATCCATCTGCTCAACAACCTTGGCCTTCGCCTCATCGCTCTTTAGCTCGTTTGCCTCGATTGCCATGTTCGCCATGCGGCGGCGGAAACGATCCTCCTCGGCTATCTTCTGCTCCTCAACCCACTCTTGGTATACGGCCATTTTCTCTTCGACGCCACGGGCGTCGCCGAAGTCGAGTTGCGGAACCGTCAGGTTGGCATCTATCAAGTCCCACTCGCTCTGTAACTTCGCGCCTATCATCTCGGCTGTTCGCTGGATGGCCTGCACCATGTCAGCGGGGAGATCCCCGGTCGGCAGAAACTCGGCCTTCAGCAACTCTAGCTCTAGCCTCTTAAGAGCAGCATCAAAGTTCTGAACCATCCCCTCGCCCAGAGCATCCCCAATCTTCTCCCCTTTGTCTTTCGCAACCTTCTCAGCTTTTTCTGCGCCATCCGTCAAGCCGCTTATATCAATCTCGGGAAGCTCAATCTCTCCCGTACTTTCGAGCTCATCCATTGCGCCCTTCGCCTTGTTGAACGCCGCCTCCAGCCCCGCCGCCGCCTCATCCAGCCCCGCCGCAATATCGTCCAACCCTCCAATAATGGCGTTGCCTATATTCTGAACCCCCACGCCGATATAAGCGCGCATCTTCTCTGGGAGCGCCTGGAAAAAACCGTTAAGCAAGACCAAAATAGCGTGGACTGCCCGGCGAGTAAGCTCAATCAACTTCCGCATCCCTATCGCCCAGCCGCGTAGAATCGCGACGGTCCCTCGCATCATGGCATCTACCCAGGAGGAGGTGCCCGATTCCATTGTCCCAAAAACCGTCCGCAACATCCACTTGATTATGTTCCAAACAATGTAGGCAAAGTTCTTGAGTATCTTCCAAATGATCTTCACGGGAATCATAAAGAGCGTTACCCAAGCACCTATAATCAGCCGCATGTTGCGGGTCTTTGCGTCCAACCACAGGACCACGAATGTAAACCAATTGCAGAACTTCAGCAATATCGCCACCACCCCGTCGAGTAAGTACTTCTTGGAGTCGGACCACACCTTCTGGAACAGGCTTCCAACCGGTTGCAGAGAAACGGCGATCTTGTTCTTCGCCTCCTGCACCCGTTGGCCAAAAGTCAACGTCGATTCCGCCGTCTTGGCGATCTGGCCGTCCGCATTTTTCAGTGCGGCTGTGTAGTCATCAATCTCGAAGCGTCCCTCGATAATCGCGGCTGCCATATCGGGGCCTGCTTGCGCTCCAAAAACCTTACCCGCCAGGGTGGTGGCCTCATAAGAGAAGCCCATCTCTTTGATCTTGGCGATAACCGTAGCCATCGCTTCCTCGGCCGGCAAGCCCGCCTTGGCGTAGGCGGTCAACGAGATCCTGAGCGACCCCATCACCAACTCGGTGTTGACGCCCTCGTTCTCGAACCTGGCCAGAAGGGCTGTCGCCGTCTCAAACGAGAACCCCAGTTGCCGCATGGGACCACCATACTGGGTTACGAGTTGTGTCATCCTCTCCATCTCAATGCCGGACTGCTGCTGAATGGCAAAGAATCTGTCTAGCGCGCCAGACTGGGCCTCTGTCGCAATGCTCCAGTCCCCAAAAGCCCTGGTTAGTGAGGCAACACTAACTGTAACGCCCATCTGCTCAAGTTGCATCAATTGGGTAGTCAGTGCCCGAAGAGGCTCCCCCGTAATGTCCAGCCTCTGATGCAAAGCCGAAACCGCTTCCGCCACCCTCCCCAGCGGAACCGTGGCCTCTGCCCCTACCGCCAAGAAATCCGCCTTCAGCTCCTCCAGTTTCGGCCCAACCTCACCGGTCTTCTGAGCTATGATCCGAAACTGCTTCTCGAACTGCTGCCCCACCTTGATTAGCGCCACCGACACGGCCGCCAAGGCAATCACGAAGAGGCCAACCCCTACTGTTGTTGCACTAAGCCCCCCGACAAACTTTATGAGCATACTCAAAAAACCGCCACCAGCCCCCTTGGCTAGCCACAGCCCCGTGGTTACTGCCCCCGTTCCTTCCGAGAGATTGCCTAACTGAGTCCCCGCCATCTTCGCGGCGTCACCCATTGCGCCTAAAGCAATCCCCGTTGCTCTAACCCCGCAGCAGAGGAAGCCGCACCGTTGAACCCCATCGCAATGCCCTGTGCTGCTTTCCCCAGCCCCAGCATTGACTTGAGTGCTGTCCCCGCACCTTGGATGGATATGGCAAGGCTCGCAAACAACCCCCTCATCTTTTCCCCGAACACCCCCTGAAGGCTTGCGCCAAGCGATGTAATGACAGGGCCAAAAGTAGCAAATTGCTTCCCTACATCGGCTATCAAGGGGCCGGCTCCCCCGGCTGCCTTTATGGCAGCGGAGAAGCTAATTAGGCTATTCGCAAGCATAACCACCCTGCTGACGAATCCAACAGCACCTGACGTTGCCTTGAGAAAACCTGCGCCCAGGTGCACCACTCCCATCGCAAGACCCGTGACCACTTTTGTGGCGATCCCCGCCACACCCCCTAGTATTGTGAGTGGGAGAAGGACAAGACCTGCGGCCATCGAAAGCAATTGAAGCTTCCCGGCAAACCCCTGTGCCCCCAAGCCCAAGGACTGTAAACCCCCCGAAACCTGCTGGAGCCTCCCCCCTAGCTCCGTCGAGGCAAGCGATGTCCCCTTCATCTTTCCCGCAACGAATCCAATTGCCGTCGCGGCCTTGTTCGCGCTTTTGTCCATCCCCACCATCTCCAAGCCAACGGGGACAAGTTGCTTTACAAGAGTCTTTGCGATAATCCCCGTCAACCCGAAACGGTCGGCAAGCTTCAACGCCGTCTCCGCGACCGAGAGTATTTTCTGCCCAAGCTCAACCAAACTGGTTGCGGCTTGCTTGATTCTCTCGATGAACGCCATTATCTCCTTCGCAATGCCAGTGATCTCCCCCACCAGGGAGGTTGTCGCAGCAATAACCTGTTGAAAGCCGCCCTGGGCCAGCTTGAGCATACCAGTTGCGGCCTGCTTGATCCCTTCCCCAAACTTCCTTATCTCTTGCCCCACGCTAGCGAGTTTCCCCGTAAAGGAGGTTATCGCCCCGTTCACTTCCTGAAAACCGTCCTGGCCAAGTTGAATCATGCTCGCTGCAACTTGCCTGACCCCTACGCGAAACTTCTGGATCTCTTTCACAACGAGGGAAATCTTCCCAGTAAAAGAAGCGGCCGCAGCAATAATCTCTTGAAAGCCACTCTGCCCAAGTTGAATCATGCCAGCCCATGTCTGCCTTAACTCGGCACGAAACCTCTGGATCTCCCTCACAACAAGAGTGAGCTTGTCGGTGAAGGCAGTGGCCCCAGCAAGTACCTGTTGAAAACCCCCCTGCCCCAACAAAACCACAGCGGCGGCAGCCAGCTTGGCCGCGCCGCTAAACTTCAGTATCTCCTTCGTCGCGCTGGCAAACTTCTCCATAAGGGCAGTAGCCGCAGCAGTGACTTTTTGAAAGCCACCCGTCTCGGCCGTTGACCGGAGTTTTAGGAGGACTTCAGCCTCGGTCATTTCTTCTGTGCGTCCTTATAGGCTTTCGCCACACGGGCATCGTATAACTTGAACCAATCGTCCAGCACCCCCAGCTCCACCAGCGAGAGTTGATCTGGGTCGATTGGCTTTGACGCTACCTTCCGAGAACCGAAATGGGCGGCGAGGTCCAACATCCTGAAGAACCTCGCCACCCAGGGCTCACAATAATCCCCCGCGTGCTGCTCGCACCCTGGTTTACGCTCGCCTTTGCACGCGCAGATCGCCCAAGTTAGGCTTCCTCCTCGTCCGTGGCTTGGGATAGTTTTGGGTCTCTCATCGCCGGCTTGGAAGCCTCTTCGATGTGTACCCTCAACCTAGCCAGCAGCGCCGTCGCAGTCTCCAGTGGCAGAGATGAAAACGCCTCTGCCCTGTCCGACTTCCTGGGAGAAGAAAGTTGCTGCCAAATCTTGGCCGCATCTCCGTCATCCGCACTGACCCCCTTCACCCACGTCGCAAAGGTCAGACGGTTGATCTCTACGATGTCAACCCGAATGCCCTCCTTGGCGTTGGTCTGTTGCCCCTTGTTGGCGATCTGGTCGTCCTCGTTTTGTGTGATGCCCGTCCTGGCGTCTATCCGAACACCCTCCCGCACATAGGGCGTCCAATCAACATCGTTCGGCTCGCACCCCAACAACTTGCTCAGGGTCTCGTACAGATCGGTCCCTACTGTCTGACACACCCTGACAAAACCAGGGTCGTCAAACCTCAAGGGCACCGTGTCAGTCGCACTTACGGTCCACCGTACCGTCCCCATCGCACTCCTCCTAATCTACGGGGCCGCCAGCACCAGAGAGCCATGCCCCCCTGGCCGATACGGCCCCCGTTGATTCCAAGCCGGACAACTGCGGACATGGCGCAGTCATACAGCCTGCTAGGAGAGCGAGGGAGTCCAGACCCCCGTGGGCTCAAACTCAACCTCGACCAGCGTCACGCCGTTCTCGCCAGGCTCGGCAATGACGGTGCTGCGAATGATGTTCGCCTCACCGGTGGCTGTCCACGACAACGTGGTAGTGTTGAACGTTGCCAAGACTGTTCGAGGGTTATTTGCCGTGGCGTTCTCCACGAAGTCGTCTACCGGATCCGGCGTCCCACCCACATCTGCCTCAAACTGGAGAGTGAAGTTCGACGGAACCTTGAACCCCGTCGCCTTCCGCACGGGGGCTACGTCGGCCGCACCCGTAACATCCTGGGCGGGATAAGTCATCTCACCCAGCTTGTCCATCCCCCCCACCAACAGGGCCGTGTAGGCTGTGGGGCTCCCCGACTTGTTGTCAATGTTTACCACACGCTCGGAAATGATCGGCATTGCCATCGTAAGACTCCTATTCTTTGCGAGTTAATCCCATCCAGAAAGTAGTGTCCTGGCTCCCGCCCGGTGCACCACCGTAGGCCCAGGAGCAGGCGACATATCGGTCGATGTTTCCCGCGATTGCGATGCGCTCCGCTGTCCCTGTGTCAACATCCGAGTCGGCGTATTCCACCGTGATAGTTGTGAAGGTGCCGAGGTCCACGAAGGTCACGTTGTCCGCCGAGTCCCGCAACTTGAAAACGATGCCCGTCCCGCTGTCGAGGTTCAGCGCCGTCACGTGGAGATACCCGGCTCCGCCATTACGGCTGCTCGTCCGCGTGCCCGTCCCACCCGTTCCCCCCACGGTGACGTTCACCGGGATCGTGTAGGTGTTGGCCCCCGTTTTTGTTACAACGTGGGAGCCGTTGATGGTAGGAGTTGATCCGGTATGACCCGCAATCAGAACCGTGTCACCCGTCACCAGTCCGTGCGCCGTTGACGTGATAACGCTGGGGTTCGCCACTGACGACGACGTGATGGCGACCGCCGTTGCCATCGTCCCGTGATTGGCCGCAGCCGCTTCGGTGTTTCCAGCAATCGTCTGCTCGCTGAGAACGTGGACGATCTGCCCGTGCTCCAGCCCGTTGGGCGTTACCTGGAATGTCACCTCGTACGGCGTCAACTCCGCCGCCTCGCTCGTTGGCGTGAATGTAGCCTTGTGGACCTGCACGCCCTCAAACTTGTTGCCCAACGTGTCGCCGTTGTAACCCCAAGCGCATACTCTCCCCGTGGCATCAACCAGATGGAGTAACGAGACTAGAGTCGTGTAGTCGGTGTCGAACCACATAGAAAACGACATGTCGTCAACGTCAACGTAGCCCGTCTGCGAGCGGACCGGCGCCAAATCGAACGGCCCCGTCCTCTCCTGCGTCTTGGGCTTTGCCGCTGGCGGGGTGAACGATCCTGTCAGGCCAGACGCCGAGAGGATGACTCCCTGGAAGTACAGCCAACGCCCACTAATGGTTACGGTGGTCATTCGACCTCCTCGTCCTCGTCCTCATCGGCGTTCTCAATCAGCACACCCTCGACATCGGCCAGCGTAACCCGCCCGCCGTGGCCCGTGCCCCAGACAGTCAAAAGGTCCAGCCCCACCTCCGCCGCTCGCTCGACCGCCGCTTGTGTGGCGTTCGGCTTGTTCCTCGCAATGGCGCCTATGGTGGATGTTGCCTCCACCTCTTCAATCAGGCCGCGCCCCAGAAGCACGCTCACCGAGCTGATGGGGATGCGCCCCTCCACGACATCGCCGGGGGAGTAGTGCTCTAGGTCGTCTTCGGCTATCTCGAAGTTTTCCCCCGCCACCCGGCGGGCAAGATCATCGTCAATTCTGGGGAAGTGGATACCGTCCCCTGGCCCCCACCCAGTCCGCAAAGCCACACGGAACGTGCGGGGATCTCGTAGTTCACTCATAGTGATGTCTCCTTCCCGGTACTCCAGATTACGATGCGGGCGTCTCCAAGATACGCATTCCGTTCCTTGTCGGTTATTGTTGCATCGTAGTAAACCTCCGTGGGGCCACCCACGCCCCACTCATGCCCCATCGAAGCGTACCCCTCAGCCAGCATCTCAAGTATTGCCACTACATACCGCATCATCATCCGCCGTATGGTCTCCGCTGACGTTATTGCCCTGCCCTGATCTATGGATAACTCGGCAACAATCGCAACCAAAAACCTGTGCGCCCACAACCCCCCTTGTTTCATTCCCATTGCCGATGGCACTCGCCTCGATTCCTCAGGGACAAAGTACACCACCGGAAACTCTGACTCGGCCCCTAGCCAGGGGTCGGATAACCGCAACGCCGCTATGGCTGGTAGGGGAATCCCATCACTGTACCTGGCAGCCACGGAGGTCAGCTTGGCGGCTCCGTTGGCCTCGATATACGTGATGGCCGCCTCAGCAGTCGCCTCCGCAAATGCCCAACTCATTTGCGGCCCCCTACCCCAACCTCTCTCGCCATCTCCGCCATGTACGCAGCCGCCATCTGTATCAGAGCCTTTTTGTCCTCGGCGTCAAAGACGACTACTTGTCGTTGCGGCATCGTTCTCGTTCCACACTGATGGAATATTGCGCTTGGGGCGGAAGTCCCATACTCCGCTTGCCGCTCCTCGAGTCGCGTGATGCCATACGCACCGCTTTCTTCAAAACTCTGCCGAAGCGTTCCCTCCCGCTGCAAGATCTTCTTGCCGGGATAGCGCTGTGCTTTGTAAGCCGCATACCGAGGGGATAACGGTGCCCACTGCCCACTCCCCTCTGAGTCCATCCAAGCACGCCATTTCGGTCTGAGATGATCCGTCCCGTATCGTTCAAAGAAGGGACGCCAGTCTCTCGTGTGCCTCTCTAACTCCTGTAGTCCCTTCAGGACTTCCTGCACTCCACCCGTAATGGCTAGTGTCAGCATTACATTTTCCAGGCCTCGTTAAAAACAGGCTCTCCAATGGTCCCCAGGTCAACGTCCTCGTCTGGGTACTCAACAGTCCAACTCGTCGGTAAAGCCCCCGATACCAGGCTCGCCCCTGACGAAAACGCTGTCCCATCCCACATGGATGCTATCTGTTTGTCGTACTGATCCCGAAACCACTTTGCTGTTTCCTTCAACTGCCCGCGATTGTCTCCAAGGAGCGCGCAGACCCCCGTTGCGTTGACGTGCCCCAGCCACGCTACAAACTCGGCTGGCTCCGTTGCGGGAACGCTCAAGCCATGCGACGCCAAGGCCGCGTTTTCCTCGGCGGCGATATCGTTAATTAATGATTGGACCTCGTTGATCGTTGGCACCGAGGTCTCGGTGAGGGCCGGTCCCCGTAACCGGCCCTCCACATGAGCTAAAGTGGTATACGCCACCCTCCACCCCTACTCGAAGCGAGTATACCTCAGATAACAGGTTGCCGCTCCAGCCGTCGGATCGGTACCCGCCGACACGTCCCGAATGTCGATGTCGATGGTCTGGGCGGCCACCTGCGGGAACCCCGTCGTGATACCGTCGAGGAACGCCCCGATAGTGGCCGCTGCGAATCCCTGCCAGCCAGCCGGCCAGCCGGTTCCTTCGGTATCGGCAGCTTGCAGCGTTGCGTCTGCCAATACCAGGTAACCGTCCGTATCCGTATCATCCCCTATGATCAACTGGCAGTCATCGCCGGTGCAATCGAAGTTGGTCGTGACGTTGCAGAACACTCCCTTGATGAGCCACTTCTGGCTCCCAGGAATGGTCCACAGCGCGCCGTTGGTGGATGTTATAACGGTTGCCGGAACCCAAGACTCAAAGCCGATCCCTTGAGCCGTGCCGGCTGGCGTTTGCGCTCCACCGTCAAGGTAGGCCAATTCGTCGATCTCCAGCTTGCCCTCAACGTAGGCGTCCTCGCCATTTTGCGCCTGAGTCGGCGTGCCATTGCCCACACTCAGATTGCCCGTGATGATTCGGAACAGTCCCGACCCGGTTGCCAGGATCGTCTGAATGATATCGTCAGACGACTCGTCTAGGTAGGCGCCGCGATCGGCGCCCAAGTACAGCGGTGTGCCATTCGTGTCCACGCCATCCTCGGTGACGATGATTCCACCGTTCGTCACCGTGAGACCACCGGTAGTGATGATCTCGGCATTCGCCAGGGTCAGGCCACCATTAGTCAAGAAGTCGGTCCCCGCGTTGCCGATGTTTAGAATCGGGTCGGCAGTCATATCGAGATCATCGGTCAGCGAGAGGCCCCCGGCAGATGTGAAGTCGGTGCCGGCGTTCCCGATGTTCGAGATGATCGCCGCACTCATGTCCAGCGGGTTCGCGAACGTGAAGGTGCTCGCCCCAAAGGTTGCCTCCACCGTCGAGCCATCGAACACCGTCAGGCCGTCACCGGTGCCGTCCTGGCGGATCTTCAACGCGTCACCTGTGTAAGTGGTCTGAATCTCCAGGGGGGCCGGGAACAGTGGAACATCCATACCAGCCGCCGACGGCCCCCCAGGATTCACCGCTGGTGGGAGTTGCACGATCACAGGCTGCGTCAGAACCAACCCCAAAGCAGTTGATCCAACCAGCAACGCTGCAAACGCCACGAGTAGAGCCGTGGTGGCTCGTTGTCCATTCATACTCCACCCCCCTTAGTTGACCACAGAGCAGAAGTACATCGGCAGGGAGACACCCACGTTGTAGTGGCCCCTGACGGCATAGATCAGCATGTCACTCTCAACAGCCGATGCGTCATCCACGGACGGGCGATTCATAATCGCCGGCTGCGCTATCCAGCTGTAGATAAACGGATTGAGTTCCTCTCCGGTGTGCAACCCGTACCAATTGTCCGTATCAGAGAGTCGCGCGAGTTCGTAGACCGTGTAACCACCCGCGCTCCACTTGTTCCCCATTGTTGGCGGAATGACGCCGGTCTGGAGCGTCGTGCCCCCAGGATCGCGCGTGCCGCCAAGCACCTTCGAGAACTTCAGTCCCAGGTCTGGCGGGATAATGAGCACGTTTGGAGACAGCTCCATCTCCTCGCCCGTGTCATCCTGAAACCTCATCATGGTCGTGCGGAGCGTCTGGATGTCAGTCTCAATGTTCGCCGCGGTCGTCCCTGTCCCCGCGAGAAGGTTGTCGGTGTTCGCCGCCGCGCCGTAGGCGCGGGTGTTGGCAAACAGCGCTGTCGCGTCGAAGGCAGTCGGATTCGCCTCGAGCTGATCGAACGACAACCGGCCAGGGTGTCCTGCCGCGCGCTTTGCCAGCCCCGCCACGCGTGGCGGGATCTGGTTCTGATTGTCAGTCTCCAAGTCTGCCAGTCTCACCTTGAGCGCGGCCTTGTAGACCTTGTGGGTGATCGAATAGCTGTAGCGGTTCAGCGCCCCAATGTGCAGGTCTTCCCGTGTCGCATCCTGCATTTCTGGGGTTTCGCCCAGCCAGTCGATGTTCTGGGTGGCGTGATTTGACTTACCCATGTCGGTAACGAGATCGCGCCACGGAAGATTGTCCTGAGCCGCGTTGAAGCTCGTGAGCCACGCTGCGCGCACCGCATTGGTGAGAGCCGATACGCTGGACGCCTTGATAGAACCAGCCATTGTGTTTCCTCTCCTTTACAGTGCGTAGAGGCGCACGCCGTAAGCCGGAATGAAGACCCAGCCCTCGGCCGTGGAAATATACGGATGCACCAGGATCCCGGCCTTCAAGCTCTGCCCCGGCTGAGTCTCATCCACCGTATTGTCATCAATCACGTACATCAGAGGGTTGGTGTTAATCATCGCCCGCGTAATGCTGGATGCTGCCATTCGACAAGCAATGTTCGACACCACTCTCACGTTCAATGCCCCATCTGCGAGTCCCGTGGCAATCACGGTCTCGTCGGCCCACCCAACGACAAACTGAGCGGCCGTGTCGGCCGCCGGAAGAGCGTAGCCGTCGGCGTCAATCATCACCAGCCCACCCTCATAGATAATCTCGCCTGCCTCTACGGGGTACTCGGTGTAGACCGCGTTCTGGTCTCCCTTTGTCTGACGCGGCCCTGCGGTCGTGGCGGTTTTGGCGGTCATGCCCCTACCTCCTTCTTGGCGGGCTTCAAAGCCTTGGCGGCAGCCTGGTCACCCACTGCGGCGGCTGCTTCCTTTGGCTTTAGCAACCCCTCGCTGGCCAATAGATCGACAAACTTGTCGGCGTTTCCTGCGATGAACTTTCTACCGTACCCAGCCTTCCTCATCGCAACATCCACGGCTTTTCCCTTCAAGATCAACTCGGCGCACAACTTCATTCGCGCCGTCGGTCCTTTCGTGGGGATGCCGAGCGGATACATAGCGGCAAGCCGCTGAGCCTCTACAATAGCCGCCGAGAGATCGGCAGCGGTTAGTTCGGGTGCCATCAGTCCTCCTCTTCGAGGCGGCCGTCTTCCTTCGCCACGAGCTCAAGAGCCTTCAGGGCATCCTCGCGAGAATACCCCATCGACACCATCGCCTGGACGTCGGTCTCGGCCACACTAATTGGTTGCTCTGCACTGGAACCACGCTGCCCCAGCCGCTTCACGACAGGCTGGCCAGAAGCCAACTGCGAAAAAGCCTGGAGGTCATGGTTTGCCAGCGTAACGAGAGTTTCACGCTGAGCCGGTAGGAACTTCCCAGCCGCAATGTGCCGGTCCACCTCGGCCGCGGCCTGGAGCTTTGCCTGCTGCCCTTCCTGTGTCGCACGCCAGGTCAGCAGCTCTGTTACCTTGGCGCTCTGCTCCCCTAGCGCGGCCTGGAGTGCTGTCACGTCCATCTTGCCTTCTCCTTGCGGTTCGCTGGCTGCCGGCATATCACCGGCAGGCGGGGGAGCTGCGTCAGGTGCGGGAGCGTCGGTCGGGGTGCTATCAAACCCCATCGCTTCCGCAACCGCAGAGGCAATCGCAGCCAGATCGCCAGGGGAGACATCGAGCTTCCCCGCAAGCCACGCTACAAACTGCTCCACGTTGTCAAACACCATTCCCTCGGCTAGATCGACCACGGCCGCAAGCAGATGGGCCTCGCCCTCCTGTGGAGCGACCTTCGCAGCCTCAACGAGCGCCCGCACTACCATCGGAGTGCTGGCATTCTCATCGAGCTTCAACAGTGAGCGGATTTCCGCCACATCCATTGTCTTCTCCTTCGTGGTGAGTCTGACCGTGCCCGCAATCCGCTCCTTCAGAGCGCGAAACCGAGCGCGGATAATAGGGTTGCCCTTTCGGCCTTTCGTCAACACTTCTACGCGCGCGGCCATTCTGTCCAACTGGTCTAAGATATCTTCCAACTCCCGCCCCGTATCCGACTGCCTCGCAGCCTGAACCGGAACGTACTCGGCTCTAACCTTCACGGGCGTACCCAATGTCGCCTCGCCCAGCTCATCGACGGTATACGGCACTGACCACAAAGCGTTCTGGTAGCACATGATCGCTTCGGCATCAAAGATGTCGGTCACGTATGGCCCGTCCATCGCATCGGGCTTGATCTTCCACATCGCCTGAGCGGCCTTGCGGATTGCCTGATTGATGAACTCATACCCCCGCTCCAGCGGGCTCGTGGGGAGATCCTCGGTCACATAGTCTTCCTCCGACACCGGGTCGGGGATCGGTTCAGCAAACAGAATCCACTCGCCCTCAACCTCCGCAGCCAGCACCTTTGGCAAATCCGCCAGCGTTGTCACGGCTGGCAGAGACTCTCCCAACAGCGCCAGCCCGGTGACCATGCGCTTGAATGTCCGCTTACCGATCTGGATACCACTCCCGCTCTTGACCGTGATGCCCTCAAAGCTCCGGTCGGGATATGCCTTCTCGATCACCTTCGCCAGTCTCTCCGGCACGTCGAGAATGTCTGCCAGTAATGCTTCGCCCTTCACCCGCAGATTGCCGAGCACTCCAATCATGGGAGCCTCGCGGATGGTCAGCCCCCTACGATCCAACTCGTTGTGCCCTAGTGTCGTGCGGTTCAGCGGAACGTTTTCCACCTTACTCCCCACCGACACCTTTACTGCCTTCATCCCGGCAGCAGTGGCGGCGTCATAAGCAGCGACGTATTCCTCCAGGTCTTCCTGGGCGACCTCTATCTCACCTCGATAGCCCTTCCAGGTTCCAACCCTCAGAATCTCTACGCCCTTGATGCTTGCGCCCATGCTGCTCCCTGGTATCGTTTCTTACAAAGAGAAGGGCCCACCGAGTACGGCGAGCCTTTCGGCGGACCAAGTTCACAAAAGGAGCGCTCTTCGCGCGACTTCTGTGGTTATCCTACATCATGTTTCGCCAGATGTCAACGCCTCACGCAGACAGGCTAGCGCGTGAGCCTCACTCAACCTAGCTCGCCTAAGCTCAACGAGCGCTTCGGCTTCCTGCAACTTAGCCCGCCGAAGCTGGACCAGAAAAGCATCCGCCTCGGCAACGGGCAACTCTCCTCGCTGCACCTTGGCCAAAACAAGCGCCGAGATGTCAAGGCTTGCCACGATCCCCCTTAAGTATTGCCCACTTGCCGGAGGACTCTCCTTCTACTCCGCCGTCGCGGGGAGCTAGAATACGCCCCGGCAAAACCGCAGCCCCTACTATCCCCAAGGCAGTACACAGGGCAAGCGCAAGCGTCCCTTCCCATATACCGAATCGAAAGACTGTTGCCACAACCAACACGGCCGTTGCAAACGTCCACGCACCACACGCAGCATCCCGGTTCATCTTTCTCCTCCTACTTTGGCCACACAACTTCACCTGTATTCATGGCTATAAGAATACAACGACACTTCATGCCGCCCAAACAAGCCGCCGGAGGCCAAACCACCTCGGATGACCCCGCGGGCCAAGAGTTGCCATCCTCCTCCCAACACCCTTTACAGGTATTCCGGTCCATCCTCGCGGAGTAGAGAAAATCCCCCTTCGTCAAGTCCAGATACCCGGTCACAACCCGCCGCCCTAGATGGAGTGCCCCAGAGACCAAGCGCTCCGTCAAATCGCTGAGGAACTTTGCGCTCGCCCCTGTTATAATCCCTTCTATCTGACCCCCCGCCCCCGTTACCCCCGCCACCAGCGCCAGTGACGCAGCGGCCCCGGCCGCTGTCCGCATACGATCAGCTAACGACCTGGCTCCCTCGTTAGCCATCGTGTCTACGGCGAGATCCAGCGACGGCAAAAGTTCGTTGGGGCGGGCATCTGGCACCTGCACCTCTTCTGCGACTTGCGTAACCCCCATCAGCGCCAAGATAATCATTTCATCGCGCAGGGCCTTCGCTTCTTCGGTAGAAGGGATTTCTAGTGTCTCCAGCATGGCGTAATCCCCACGGCTTATGGCCTTGCGTACTATGGAACTAACGCGACGCGCCTGCTTTTCTTGAAGGCGCGTCAGTTTCTCCAACAATCGCCGCACGGCCGCATCCATCTTTCCTTCCATCAAGTCGAAGTTGACTATTACCCCACTCTCTTGAAGGACGAGATCCGACTTCAGCGGTTCGCCCTGGGCCGCCTGAGTGGTGGGGAGATCTCCGCTCTCGTCGGGCGGCTCTCCCTCAGTGTCTTGTGGTACCTCAGTAACCCCCGAGGTCTGCGGGGGCAACACTGTAGATGTCTCCTCCGGCAAACTCAGGTCGAGCAGTTGATATGCCGCTTCCTTGACCACTCGCTCGTCAAAGGAGACCCCCGCCAGTACCGCGGAGTTCAACGCTTCCATCCACTCCTTGACGTTCCGCGAGTCGATACGAGGAGCTATAACCTTTGGCAACTCACTTTCGGGAATCTCGTCCCCCCAGTTATACCCCACCCATTTGGGAATCAGATACCGATTGTAGGTTGCCTCCTCCATCTCGGAAAGCGCCCCAAGCATCATCAGGAACGCATCGAGGTGGGAATCCCCCAGTGCCCTAGCGCCCGTCCCATCCGATCCCAGTGGCAACCATTGAGTGAATGTGGCAAAGTAGATGGCTCGGCGGTGGAACTCCAGTTGCCCCAACGGGTCTATAATCTGCCCCTCAACTCCAGCAATCTTGAAGTCCTGCATAGACTCCAGGTCGGTCCAAAGAGCAAACTGCTTGGCTCCTGCCCGCAACCCCATCAGTATCCGCTGGATGCGTGCATGAGTGGCCTCATTGTTCCCCTTGTAGAGCACCGTCGGTATACCCATGCCGTGCCGCTCAACCGCAGCGCCACCAACCTTCGCCAACACCGTCTTGAGCTTGTAAGGACCATACATGCGGCGCGTAATCGGCTCCCCGGTGATCCCTGCCCGCGTCTGGTTCCGCACGAATAGCAGGAGTTCGTCCATCTCAAAATGGACTTCCTCCGATAACCCGTGCTCATTCGTTACTACCTGGGTTAGCCCATCCGGCCCCCCATGCTCGTCCTCGTGCCAAATGCTAATGGATGACGGGGGCCGATAAGCCAACTTTCGCAAGTGATAGCGCTTTGTGTCCCCCGAGAACGAGTAGACCGTGTGAAAAGGCGCAACCCCCTCTGCCAACATGCCCAGCAGGGCAGCACCCCGAATATCCTGCCACTCCGCAGACATGTGTTTGAGGTCGTTCTCGACGAACGCCGCCACATCCTTTCCCAGTGCAGTGGGAGCACCGGGCTGCACGATCAGTTTTCGGCCAAGCAAGGGCAACACCGTTGCATCCAGAGAGGCGCAAACGTCAGGGTCAATCAGCATCTCCCTAACGGTCTCCCAACGGGTCGGGGGAAGCCACAAAGCGTTAGGATCGTCCAACTCGTCGAAGATGCGTTCTCCTCGCCAGGTAGAACGCCCCGAAGTCCCCTTCTCTTTTGTGGTGCCAGCTGCCTGTTGCCGCGAAACCCGCACCTTTGCAAGCGCTTGTTCCGCCCGCTGTGTTGCCTGTTGCATTTCCCAGACAGCCATATTCACCTCCTAAAGCTCTAGTCGATCCCAACCGCCAAGCTCGGTGTGATCTAGCAAGTTGTACTCGGGGCCAGTATCAGGTTGACCTAGCCCGCCCTGACTTACTCCTGACCACGCCAATGCGTGTGAACACACTGAGTCGGGGAGATGCCCATCCCCCCAAAGGTCGTCACTCGCGCAATAACGATGCTCACCGTGAACATGTGCAATCCGAGGGGCGACTATCCGCCCTCCCTCTATAGCGGTGATGTAGCTAGAAAGCAGGTCGGTTCTCCTCCTCCCCACCAACACCACACCGGTAGCGTTGCAATTCAAAAAGTCGTGAAGCCCGTTGCCAACACCGGTTTGGTCGTGAAACACCCTCCCAGGGTATCGGGTAGCTCGCTTGTCTAAGCATCCCGCCATTATGGGGTAGGGCTCGCGCCCCCGCCGTTCCCAGGCCACCACCTTAACCGGGGTCACGTCGTACCGGAGCGTTACAATGTCTGTCCAGTTAACGTCCTTGGCCCAGTCTGCCCCCGTAGAGTACCGCGCCCCCTGGACGGGAGCCTCAATCTCTATATACTCCCCCGGCTTGCCGTCAAAACGACCCAACCCCTCCTGAAACATATCCTCGACGGATTGTGGCATGATTGCTCGGGATTCAGGGCTGGGCTCAGAGAGATTATACTCAACTTCAAACATTGCGGCCGGAACCTCTTGCCGCTTGCGGGCAACCTCAGAGGGGGCCAGCCAGCCAGTCGGGTTCTCAACCGTCTTTGACGTACAATTGAAACACCACCTGTGGGTGGCCCACCCCCGCTCCTCAGCCAATTTGAGCACCTGCGTCATGGTCCCGTCAGCGTGGTGGTGAGTGCTTGACACCACCGTCTGGGCTTGGACCGCCCCAGCAGCCATCGTCTGCCCCAGCGCAGCCTGAAGCACCTTCCAGTCCAACTCGTCGCAGTTGTGAACTATCACACCCTCTACTATGTAGTTACCGTGAGTTGTAGCAATGTCATAAACACGGCTTCTCCCAAAAGCCACACGATCAACGATCTTCCCTACCCCCGTCTCCCACTTTTCAACGAACGACGCTGTACGGACAAAGGTTGAGATGGAAGCCTGTACCCACTTGTCCTCGACACCATCAAGGATCTTGTGCTCGGGCGTGCAAACCAAGTTGCTGCCCGTCCGCACCGTCAACTTGATAGTCTCACGTCTCCCCCGATCCCAGGTACGAAGAACCTCCCCCTCAACTATCTTCCCGTCCTTCCAAGAAAGAACCCTGTCGCCAGGGGCAAAGCTCTCGATTACTTTCACCCCTTCTGGCACGGCAACTCGTGTGCCGGCGATAAAGCACTCGTCCACCCTAAGACGAGACGGGTGGGGACCTCTAACAGCGGTCATGGACGCAGGAAGAGCTATCATCCCCCCTCCGTTTACAAGACTGATTCGAGTCTTGGTTACTCCTGGCTGCCTCCCAGACAGAATCATGCCGGGGGGGAACTTCGGGCGGCCCATAAAGGATTCCGTGTACCGAACTACGTTCTCCGACTGGTCCGTGGACCCTCCCAAGATTCTCACATCCGCCCCAAGTAGCAGCGCCTCCGTTATCCCCAACACTGCCAGCAGATACGACTTCCCCGAGAATCCTCTAGATCCAATCCACACCGAGATCGGGGTTTTCGCAAAGAACGCTTCCGCAAACGCATCGAATGGGGCCGTGTGCCCGTCAAAACAAGCTTTTCGCGGGATAACAACACCGAGGGTGTCGGCCACCCACTCCCACAACTCATCGTCAGTCTTTACAGCCGAAGTGGCCAACGCATCGCCCTGGCACCATGCGGCTAGGCTTGTCCAGGGATTCGCCGCTACGGTCATTTTTGCTCCCTTTCCGTGATCATATAGCCTCAGTCTATCTGGCTCGCGAGGATCGTGATCGATGTTTCGGCGACTCCCGCAGCGGTGCCAGTTCCGATCCACCTGTACCACCATGCCCCCGGCGCGTCAATGATAGACGGCCCCAGATCCTTGGAGTAGACCCCGGTCGCCGACTTCGACACCTGGCTCAACGCATAGGTGTAGGTCGTCGTCACGCCCGCCGGACTCTTGACCTTGAGCGTGACCGTAGTCGGATCGGTGTTCACCCCTCCGACCACGAACGTCACTTGGACACGAACCGTTGAGCCCTCGAGATAATCCCCGCCGTGGGCCATTCAGTCCCCCTATCCACATCGAGCGTCGGACAACGCGACCGTTGCCAACGCTGAGTCGGCCAGCGTCACTGCCGTAGTCGCAGAGTCAGCCAAGGCCACGGCGGTAACCGCCGCGTCAGCCAGCGTGACGCAAGCCCTAACTGGCACACCTGGCCAGAAGATACCCAGCCACTCCAGCAAGCCGCGCCAACCGCTCATGTGGCAACCATGCGCGCAACCACTGGCAGCAGCATTTGTCCCGGCCCCGTGTGCGCCTTGGCGCGATTGCACGTCGGACAAGAGACGGCCACGTTCTCGTAGACATGTGCCCCGCCGGCGGCCACTGGAACGATATGGTCCATGTGCCATGAGTCCCTTCGGCAACGACGCCCGCAGATATGGCACCGGCCGCCGTCGCGATCGTAAACGCCCACACGATCGATCTTCTCGGCAGGGGCGCCGGCCTGGCGAACGCGCCGCCGAGCCACCCTGTCCCGAAAGGCGTCGCGGTTGGCGTCATCGCGGTAATACTCACGGTGCTTTGCGTCTATCTCCGCCTTGTTCTCCTTGTAATACTCCCTTGCTCGCGCTTGCCGCGCTGGCCTCACCCCAGACCGGTAGGCCTTGGACTGCTCGAGCCTGGCTTCCCGATGCCTCATGTAGCTTGCATGGCTCTTCGCCGCCGTGCATGGGCGACAATAGGCCGTTAGCCGGTCCTTCCTTTTCCGATCTACCCCAAACTCACCAACCGCCTTTGTCTCCGCACACGCGGGGCACCGCTTCTCGGCCGGGGGCTCAAGATCGGCATAGGACTCCACGCGACGCCTGTCCTGCGCCCTCAACTCGCCAGGTGCCATTCGGCTCCTGTAGCCGCGAGTGAATTCGGCGCACTTGGCCCGACGGCACGCCCTGCACCACGATCCCAAGCCGTCACTTCGCCTCTTGTCAACAGCGAAGAACTCCGGGGACCGCTCGAAGGGCTCGGCACACTGAGTACACGCCACGAGATGGGTCATGCGGCGGGGTCGATTCCGATGGTCGGGGCCGCGGAAGAATCTGTGGTTAGCGCCGCTGTCGTAAGCGAAGTGCTGTCGTCTGCCCGGTAAGACGTCATGGTGGACCCGCTCACGCTCACCTTGTGCACCAGCCGCGCCACTGCCCCATACAGCGACCGCGCCGACAGAAGGTCACCGTTCGCAGAAGCCTCGACATTGGCCGTCGTGCGCCGCAGAACGTGATCCGCAATCAGATTCGCGGCCGTCCCTGTGATGCCCGTCCAAATGCTCGCGACCAGGGTGGATAGCGTGGCCTCCAGCGCCACGGCTCCCGCGGACAGGTTGTCGAGATAGCCGGCCCGTGTCGCGCTAAGCCGGGAGAGCAACGTGGTCGTGCCAACCGTGTCGGCCCCCGCGTAGACCGAGCGACTGCTCACCGTCACATCGAGATTCGCCAGCCGCGTATCGCCAAGCGCCGTCAGGCCCGCGCCCGCCGCGCCGATGTCATCCGTCTGCGCCTCGATGTCGGCCAGCTGGTCGTCAATCGACCCCTCGGCCGCAGTGCCGGCGGTCGGTGCCAGCTTCAGCGTATCGCGGATCGCCTGCGCCGCTACCAGCGGCTCCACCGTACCGGTCAAGCGGCTGTAGACATCACTGGCGATATAGGTGTCTGCCACCTCCTCCGCTATGACCGATGCCGTCGCGATACCCGCAATCGTGGCCGTGACGTAGAGGCTCACCGTTTGGCCAGCAGTCAACACAGGGAGCGTGACCGAGAATGTGTAGGGGTTTGATCCACCAATCGTCACCGATGCGCCATTCGCGGCACCGGCTACATATAGCGAGCCAACCGGCCCAACGGAAGGTGTCGCCAATGCCCCCGTCGCATCCCGGCACGGAAAGACGCCCGTCCATACCTGCCCAGACTTGACGCCCATACTAACCTCCCACCGGGCCGATCGTCACGCCGCCCGGCAATGCCAACTCAGCGCGGCGGCCCCATATGCCAACGGCCCCCGCGACGATCGGTGCCGTCACTGCCCACAGTCGCCGCGTCAGCGGGCGGTAGAGATCCCAGCGGGTCGCCGGGTCGTACAGCTGCCAGACCTCGGCGGGGGCCAGGGCTCGGTTGTAAATGCGCCAGTCTCCCAGCCCTCTAGAGAATGCGTTAGAGGGCAGGGAAATGCTGCCGTAACTTGGCACGCCTGGCGTCAGAGACCCCGTGCCTACCACCGTGGCAGACAGGTACGTTGTCCACAATGTGGCGCCGCGCGTAGCCACTACGTGATTGGCACCGGGCGCCAACGTTATGCCCGGCAAACACGCGTTCCAGCTCTGCCCGCCGAGCATAACGCCAAGCTTTGGACCAGGCCCGCCTGTCAGATCGCCTATTCGGAATCCGTATCCATTTGCCCCGGGGTCGCCGTTGTACGTCACAGTGCGGCTCTGATCCACCCCATCCCAATCCAGCCACGCAACCATGCTAAAATTGATGATTGCGGTTGTGGCTAGGACATCCGTGGCTACGGCAGTAATCAGAGGGCCGATATCACGCGACCACGCCGCGATGCGAGACGCGATGAGTGTCTGCCGGAAGCGGTTGTGTAGTACCCCCGTCCCCGGTGTCGCCGCTGGAGCATACCACGCCAGCAGCCCTCGTGCCTGTGGGCTCTGAGTATTCAGCCCGAACGGCTCACCAACCGGCGGCCCCGGCCCAGACCATCCCCAACCCCGAAAGCCACCCATCAGCCGACCACCTGCTCACTCACGAAGCCATAGGACAGTGTGGTTGCCGACGCGGCGAAGGCTTGCCCGGTCTTGTTCTCGACAATCAACATCATATCCGTACAGGCCGGGATGAACACCAGCGCATTGACAATCCGGGCCGTCGTCGCCGCGTCAAGCGGCAGCGCGCACAGTAGCGTATGGGCACCCGGGGCAAGCGAGGCGGAGCCGTAGCCGTAGTTAGTCCCGCCGTCAACTGCACGCACTCCGTAGATGGCTACATAGGCCCCGGCCGAGCGCGCACTACCCTGGGCGGCGAGATTCAGCTCCACATTCATCCACATCTCGTTATCGACGTCGATCGCGGCACCAATTACGAGCCCGTTGTTGGCAAGGCTATTGAGTGCCGTTGTTAGATAGGACGTAAGAGCCGGCAGCGTCTCCCATTGGGCCGTATAAGTCGTCAACTCACACCTCCAAACTCACGGCGCGCCTGCCAGACGTGAACGGGATCGACAGTGCCAAGGCCCAGCTCATTCGCTCGACTGATTTTTATTGTGAGCAACGCCAGAATATTCGCTCGCGTCGCCGAGCTCACGCCGAACGCGGCTGCCAGGGCCGCGCGTGTATTGATACCACGAAGAGCCACCGAGCCCATGCCAAGCACCATGCTCACGCGTTGTTTTTCCTGCGCGGTCGCCGCCGCCCACTCAGCGGGGACGATGCACTCGAACACCTCCGATGCGGTTGCCGTGTCACGGGCTACAATTATCTTCTTGGAATTCAGCAGATCCGCGGCCTCAGCATCGGACTTGCCAGCATAGATCGTGGATTGTAGCTCAGCCCATAGCGCATAGATATCCACTTGCCTACCTCCCGGATGGTTTCTAGCGCGCTCGTCGTATCCACACCCACACCGCCCACGCGCCGCAGCCGAGCAACCAGACCCACACCGCCCATGCGGCGTAGCCGAGCAACCAGCCGCCCACGCGCGCCCAGTCGTACGCGGCCATGATCATCGGCGGCGGTTCGTAAAGCATCACGCTACCCTACGGGGTCGGCGGCCAATCGTCCCACCAAACACCCACGGCGCCAGCACGCCCAGCCCCACGCCGGACCATTCCGACAAACGCCAGATCATCGAGCAGAGCACTTTCAAGTCACACCCCCTACCCGGCCTCCCGGTGTGTTTAGTGTCGGCGGGTGCGAGTGGGCCATCGGAATCACAATGACATGCGCCGACGGCGCGCCCACAATTCGCCGTGCCTCGTCCGGCGTCGGCGGCGGGTCACACAAACAATACGCCTCGTACTGGCAGACGGGGCAAACCCAGTTGCCGTGGGCGTTCTGTACCCAGTCAGCCGGTAGATCACGTGGGCGGCAGCTACTCATATTTCACACTCTCCTTTCACACATCGCCCCAGCCTCGCGCCGCAGCCGAGCAGCCACCCGAGCCCGAGCGCCAGCCCGCGTGCCCAGTCATACGCAGCCATGATCGGCGGCGGGTTGTA